TGGAAGAATCTTAGTAGTAGCTGAAGAAGGTATTATTTCTGAAGTTAAAGAAGCTGGAGAAGAAGAAGTTGAAGAAGAAGTTGAAGAAGTAGAAGCTGAAGAAGAAGAAATGGCTTACGCTACTAAACAAGAACTTCAAGAGGTAAAAGAAATGATTGAAGAAATCAAAGCAATGCTTGAGCCTAAAGAAGACTTAAGTGAAGACTTAGGAAACCTTTTAACAGAGGAATTATCTAAACACGAATTAAATGAAGTACCACAAGAGGTACAAGAAGAATTGAATGAGCCAAGCGCAGAGCCTATTATGGCAAATCCTGAAGCTGATTCAACAAACAAACCAAGTTTTAAGTTTGCACAAAATCGCAGACCTTCAACTTTTGATAGAGTATTAAACAAAATAATTAACAACTAAAATTAAATAAAATGCCAAATCCAACTATTACAAACTCTAGTTATGCTGGAGAATTTGCTGGGAAGTACTTAGGTGCTGCCTTATTATCTGCTTCAACATTAGATGCTGGAGCTGTAACAATCTTACCAAACATCAAGTATAAGGCTGCTATGAAAGTAGGAACTTTCTCAAACTTAGTACGTTCTGCTGATTGTGATTTCGATGCTACAACATCTGGACTTACTTTGACAGAGAAAGTATTAACACCAGCTGAACTACAAGTAAACTTACAAATCTGTAAGAAAGAACTTCATGCTGACTGGGAAGCGGCTCAAATGGGCTTTAGTGCTTTTGACGAACTACCTCCATTATTCTCTGACTATGTAATTTCAAGAGTTGCTGCTGAGGTTGCTAACGCAACTGAAACTTCAATCTGGAGTGGTGCTGCTGGAGAAGGTTCTTTTGATGGCTTTGCTACTTTAATGGCTGCTGATTCAACTGTTGTAGATGTTGCTAAAGCTACTGTAAGTGCTGCAAACGTAATTGCACAATTGGGTAGGATAGTAGATGCTGCAAGTGCTTCTGTATTAGGGAAAGAAGATTTAACTCTTTACATCTCTAACAACATTGCAAGAGCTTACATTCGTGCTTTAGGAGGATTTGGAACTTCTGGACTAGGTGGTAATGGTGTAGATTCTAAAGGAACAACTTGGTACAATGGTGGTGAGTTATCTTTTGAAGGTATCAACATCTTTGTAGCACAAGGATTAGCAGACAACAACGCTGTATTGGCTCAGAAGTCTAACTTATTCTTTGGAACAGGTCTATTAGATGACAGAAACGAAGTCAAAGTAATTGATATGGCTGACCTTGATGGTTCTCAAAATGTGCGTGTTGTGATGCGTTATACTGCTGGGGTACAAACTGGAATAGGAAGCGATATCGTTCTTTATTCTTAATTACTAATTAACTAATTTAAAGGGGTGGGCTAAAACTGCCTACCCTTTTTTATTTAATAATAACTACTTGATAATCAAATAGTTAACTAAAAAAAAATATAAAATTATGGCTTGTGCAATAACAAAAGGTAGAGGGGTTGGATGTAAGACCGCCTTTTCTGGAATTAAAAACATTTACATCTTAGACTATAATGCTGCTGTAGCTGCTTTAGCAGACAGTAGTGGAACTGTAACACTACCAAGTAGTGGGGCAGAATTCTTTAAGTTTGAAGTGAAAGGTGGTCAAACATCTTTAGAGACAACTGTAGTTTCGAGTAGAGAAAACGGAACGACATACTATGAAAGTACATTAAATGCTACTTTTCAAGTATTAGATGTTGCGACTCAAGAGGAAATAAAACTTCTTAATAGAGGAAGGGCTCATTATGTAGCTGAACTTTACCCTAATGGTGCTGGAGTAACTAAGTATTTACTAATAGGTAAAGAAAATGGTGCTGAAATCACAGGAGGGACTATCGTTTCTGGTGCTGCTGCTGGAGATTTACAAGGATTTACAATTACTGCGGTAGCTATGGAAGTTAATCCTCCATTCTTCTGTACTATTCCAGATGTAGCTTCTGCAACTTCTATCGTTCCAGCTTAGTAGATTATTTATATTTAAAATTAGCCTTTCCTTTTTGGAGGGCTTTTTTTATTTATATACAATACAAAATTTTTTCTTTTTGTTTATATATTAATATGAAGTTAATAGGAACAAACGGAGATAAGACTTTTAAGGTAATACCAAGACAGTTTATTAGTGGTGCAATTACTGTAAATCTTACAAGTGAAAGCACAGGAGCGGTAATAACCAAAACACCTACAGCTTCAACAGATGTTAATTATATGTCTTTTACTGTAGCTTTCGGCACTTTGACAGAAGCAGACTTTTATACACTTGAAATTAAAAACGGATCTGCTGTTATATACAAGGATAGAGTATTCTGTACAGACCAAACAGTAAACCAAGTAAACAACGATTACTATTCTGTAAATGATGGAGAATACACCACAGAGGATAGTTTTGATAACGATTATATTATAATATGAACGATTTAAGAATTGTAAATTTAAGTAGTTACACAAGCCCAGAGATTGTAGAGAAGTCTAATAAGCAATGGGTGGCTTATGGTAGTGATAATAATTTCTTTGCTCATCTAATCTCTAATTATGAGAATAGTCCAACAAACAACGCTATTATAAACGCTATTAGCCAACAAATATACGGACTTGGCTTAGATGCTTCTGATTCAAGTAGAAGACCAGAGCAATACGCTAAAATGATCACAATGTTTCACAAAGACTGTGTACAAAAGCTTTGTTTTGATTTAAAGCTAATGGGTCAATGTGCAATGCAAGTAATTTACTCAAAGGACAGAAAGACAATCGCACAAGTTGCTCATATTCCTGTAGAAAACCTAAGAGCTGAGAAGTGTAACGAAAAAGGAGAGATAGAAGGCTATTTTTATTCAGATGATTGGTCAAATGTAAAACCGAGAACAGAACTTAAAAGAATACCAGCTTTTGGGTGTAGTAATGAAAACATAGAGATTATATATGTAAAGCCTTACAGAGCTGGGTATAAGTATTATTCTAGTCCAGACTATACAGGATGCTTACAATGGTGTGAGATTGAATCTGAGGTGTCTAATTTCCATTTAAACAACGTTCAAGGAAGTTTTAGTCCTAACACACTAATCCAATTTAACAACGGAACACCAAACGCTGAAGAAAGACAAGCATTAGAAAACAGAATAGCTCAGAAGTTTACAGGCACAGGGGGCAATAAGTTTATCCTTGCTTTTAATGATAACCAAGATGCAGCAGCGACTGTAGAGACATTGCCTATTAGTGATGCTCACAATACTTATGAGTATGTGTCAAGCCAGGCTACTGAGAAGATTATGGTAGGTCATAGGGTTGTTTCTCCAATGCTTTACGGAATTAAGGATTCTACAGGCTTAGGAAACAATGCAGAGGAGCTTAAAACAGCTTCTATACTAATGCAAAATTTAGTTATAGCACCTTTTCAGCATTTATTGATAGACGCCTTTGATACAATTTTAGCTTACAATCAAATAAGCTTAAAATTATACTTTAAAACTCTACAGCCTTTACAATTTATAGATTTAGAGAATGTAGAAGATGAAGAAACAAAAGAAGAAGAAACAGGGGTTAAATTAAGCAAAGAATTATCAGATGAAGTAGGAACTGCTATTGCAGATGCTTTAATAGACTTAGGAGAAGATGAAACAGAGATTTTAAGCGATTTTGAGGTAATAGATGAGCGAGAAGTTAACTATGAAGAAGAAATAGGTTTAGACGAGGTTATATCAGACCTTAATAAGCCTAAGGAAAAAAGCACTTTATCTAAAATGTGGGATTTTGTAAGCACAGGAAGTGCTAAACCATACAGAGAGAGTGAGCAAGATGGTACAAGTAAGCAAACGGATGAAGAAGGTAAAGAGTTTTTAGTAAGGTATAAGTATAGTCCTGAAAGAGCTAAAGCAACTACAAGACAGTTTTGTTCTAAAATGGTAGGTGCTAAAAAGGTTTATAGAAAAGAGGATATAGAGGCAATGGAGGAAAAAGCAGTAAATGCTGGATTCGGTAAAGGTGGATCTGATACCTACTCTATATGGCTTTATAAAGGTGGTGCAAGATGCTCTCATAAATGGCTTAGAAAGACTTACGTGCGTAAACAAGGCGGTAAGGGATTAGGAACTGCTATAAGCACTACAGAAGCAAGGTCAAGAGGTTTTAAGCCAGAGGCTAACGCTCAGAAAGTACCTGTAGCTCCTAAGGACATGAAGTATAAGGGTTATACAGCAGCTTATTGGAATAAAATAGGATTTAAAAATTAATATGGCAACAGCATTATTTATAAGTAGAACAGACTTAGTTAAAAACTCTATTATTGATGGCAATGTAGATACTGACAAGTTTATACAATTTATTAAGGTCGCTCAAGAAATAGACATACAAAATCTATTAGGCACAGAGCTATATAAGAAAATAGGTGCAGACATTACTTCTGGAGCTGGTGGAGGTACTGGTTTGTCAGGTAATTATTTGACTTTAGTTAATGATTACGTTCAACCAACATTAATCTGGTTTGCACAAATGAATTACATCCCTTTCGCAGCTTATCAAATAAAAAACGGAGGTGTATTTAAGCATAGTAGTGAAACTGCACAAAACGTAGATAAAAACGAGGTGGACTACTTAGTATCTAAGGCTAGAGAATACGCTAACTACTACTCTACTCGACTAGTAGACTATTTATCGTTTAATGATAATCTTTTTCCTGAATACAATCAAAACAGTAACGAGGATATTAGCCCAGATACAGATTCTACAACGTTTAACGGATGGGTTTTATGAAGTATAAAGTAAAAGAAGTAAACGCAAAGCGTTTAAAAAGCTACATAGAGCTAAAGGAGAAAGAAGAAAAAACTGATATAAAACAAAAAGATGGGATACGGAGAAATATATAATACAACTTGGTGGGGCAATGCAATAGAGACAGCATCATCAATAGGCACTAAACCAGATTTCTTTAGTGGACAATTTAAAATGAATGAAAGACAAGAAGTAGAAGCGGTTAAGTGTTTAGCCGACTGGACTCATATAACTGCTTTACAAGACTTAAATAATTAAACAATGGCAAAACCAAAATTAGCATTAATACCAGCAGCACAAGGCACTAAGTTATTCTCTGTATTACCGAGTGATGGTGTGGGAGACTTTACTTTTGCAAGAGGCAGCGTAGCTACTAGAATAAACGCACAAGGATTAATCGAGAACGTTGCGAGTGGTCAATCAAGACTTGACTACCCATTGATAGATGGTGTTCAGAAAGGGTGTCCGCATCATATTTTAGAACCACAAAGGGGTAATGTTTGTGGATATAGTGATAATCTTACTCAATGGTCACTAACAAATGGAACGTTATCTTCTAATTCAGTAATTAGTCCAGATGGTACTCTAAATGCAGATAAG